AGTATATCCACTAATATTTATCACTACCGGATTGAAACAGAAAGATATTTCATCCGGATACTCGATTGTAGTATTTCCTATCTTATGCGTCCTCATTACTATGCAAATTTATATGTTGTACATCGTTCAGAAAAACACCAAACACACGGTCCATAATATCCCGTATCGCTTGTGTAACACTCGTTGAATATATATCCTCATGCGTTCCAGAGTGATAAAGCCTAGTACCCTCATTTGCAATCTTACGAGCTACGAGATAAGCAAACGATTTAGGTTTTTCTACTTGAATCCTCTTATCCACCACCCATTGCTGAATTATTTGCCAAAAACCTTTTGGGATTTTTCCCGGTCCGCGTCCTGTTTCCAGAACTCCAAAAGCCTGTCTACCGAATAAAACACCATGATTATCATCTACTACGACATGCAGGCTCTTGATGGTTCTTCCGCTTGCACGCTGTCCAGCTTGTATATGATTCTCAATGATACGCTGCCGAAGTTTATCCAACTCCTCGTTCAGTATATCTTTAACGTCCTTTCTTCTGTCTTCCATAACTAACACATGGG